CACAAAGATACTGATATCATTGATGTTATCCATCCAGATGTACTACGTGATATCGTATCTCAATTCGTTGAAGTAAATTCCTCACTCTGAAAGACTATATGCAAAATCCCTTAAGTGAATATCGTAGTAACCTGTTTACTACACATGAAAACCTTGATGAATCTTTCTCATACCTAAACAGTGTAATGGCAGGTATCTCAAACAGTGAACGTGCAGGAGTTGACGTAGCTGTTCGTTGTATGATTAACACAATTGCAAAACAAATTGATAATGTGTATCACCCAGACAAGTTCACATCTATAGAATCTGTTGTTACTAAATACCTTGATGATGTCCTTGCAGTACGTGTTGAAGAAATCGTAAATGAACGTATCAGCTCTGCTATCGATCAATATATGGCAGATGAATTTGATATCACTGACTACGATGATCAAATCGATTGGGAAGATCGTATCAGTTCTAACCTTGATAGATCTCTTCTTGAAGAGCTTGTTAGTGAAACAATCAAAGACAACATAACATTCGAGGTACGTGTATCGTGAATCAACCAGAGTCTAACGGCTACTTTGTCTTCGTAAAACAAGGCTATGATCGAGCCTACTATTGTGTAGCAGGTCGTAATATCAAGCTTGAAGACGCTGTATGCTATCTATTCCCAAGTGAAGCAGCTAGAATCTGTACAACAATGAACATGGAACTCAATGATGAACTCCGTCAAAAAGAAACGCTCAATGAATCCGGAAGTACTAGCCAAGGGCAAAGCAGCTCTTGAACAATGGCGTAAAGAAAAAGCCTATGCTGTAAAGAAAGGTGGTAAGTTCCTTGAAGCATGGAATGAAGAACAAGAGTTAAAGAAAGCTCAAAAACGTACTTCACCCATGCAAGCAATCAAAAACTTTTGTAATGACTGTGTAGGAGGAATTCGTACAGACATAACCAACTGTACTGCTAAACAATGTTCTCTGTATATCTATCGACCATACAAAAAAGGTGATGACAATGAATGAATACTGCTTTCAAATCAGTGCTACCCGTACAATATGGGTATGTGCTATTGATGAAGAAGAAGCTGAATCCAAAGTCTATGAAGAAGTCGGCTATGATCCCGGTGAAATGGAACTCGTTGACGTTAACTTTGATATCTAATCATGATAGCCTATAAACTATTTCGTAAACGTAAAGACGGTACTTATGGTCCACTGTTTATTAATCGTAAGCAAAAACTACTCATTAATGTGTGGTATACTGCTGAAGATCATAAAACAAAAGGCTATGCTCATCGTCCAGGATGGCACTCATGCGCCTTGCCACTTGCTCCACACCTATCCAAAAAAGATCGTGTGTGGTGTAAAGTAAAAATCAATGACCTTGTCCGTCATCAAAGACCTGAATCCCAAGGTGGTCTCTGGTTTACTTCTAATGTTCTTAAAATCATAGAAGAATTATGAATGATGAACTAAAAGAAGTAGTAAGAAGTTTCTTTGATGATTATCTTGACATACAAGAAGAATCTGATAGCGGAAAGATATTCAATCCAATAACTATCTCTTGTTGCAGAGTATTAAAAATTAAAGGACTAAATGAGGTGATAAACAAAATGAGAGAACTGTCAAAATGAGTTCAACACTAATAGCAATCATAGGTGTAGTATACTTAGGAGTCTGCATTGATCTATTCCTTAAAGGAAGTGTAGGTCTTAGCATTGCATTCTTAGGTTATGCTATCGGTAACGTAGGTTTATACTTAGAAACAGTAACTAAATGAAACGTAGAACAATCTATCTTGCAGGTCCAATGGAACATGTGTCTGCTGAAGAAGCTAAAGGTTGGCGATCAACAGCAACACACATGTTAGCTCACTCAACTAACATCCTTAATCCATGCAGACGTATCCATGCATTTCAGCCTAAATATATGAAACGTATATTTGAGCTTGATCTGCGTGATATCCGTGAGTCTGACTTAATCTTAGCAAACTTAAATAATCCTACTGTACCCAAACACGGTACTGCTATGGAAGTATTCTATGCGGCTTATGTATTAAGAATACCTGTTGTAGCGTTTAAAGAAGACAATACAACAATTCATCCTTTCTTTGAATCCCTTGTAACTGAATGGAGGTCATCTGTTGATAAAGCTTGTGATACAATTCTTGCGGAGTACTTATGATTATTAAATACATCTGGATAGGATTACTTTGTTTTGCCTCACTGTGCGTAATTGCACAGCTCTTTCGTAAACCTAAAATAAATATCTAATATGCCATATATTACACAAGAACAACGTGAAAACATTAAAGAAAATAATACGCCTCCAGCAAATGCTGGTGAATTAAACTACGTAATAACTCTGCTTATTCGTAATTACTTTTATAAAAACCCATCTTATCAATCTGTCAACGATATCGTTGGCGCACTTGAAGGAGCTAAACTAGAGTTCTATCGTAGGGTTGCCGCCCCTTATGAAGATAACAAAATCAAGTTAAACGGAGATGTATACTAATGCTTAAAACAAATGTAGATAACAAACGCTTCGATGAAATCATATCGTCATGGGATAACGAAGACTTCTTTGATATTCAATCTAAAAAGTTCCTAGAGAAAGAACGTAAAGAACTTGATCGGGGTTGGTCTGAAGCCTTTGCCGAATCATACAATAACGAAATTGATATGTTTAATGATACAGATGCTATCAATCCTAAACACTACAAAAACGTAGCCGCAGGTAAACAATACATGGAACTCATGGTTGATATGCTTGAAGGTAAATCAGGTGTTGAAGCTCACTTGTTCGGTCAAGTGTATAAATACCTGATGCGTTGTGGTAATAAAGACCAAGAAGTACAAGAGTTAAATAAAGCTCTGTGGTATCTACAAGCACTCATCAAGTTCAAAACTGAAGGTAAAGTTCTCTAATGAACCATATCAAAACGGTCAAACGTTTTGTCGCTGGAAGTCATAAGTTCTTCGACATCTATGAATGTACTGTAGATGAAGTTGATACTTATACTTCTAGTACTGGCAAAGCAATGGTCAAAGTGTCCATTGAAGGCAAAGAGTATAATGGTCTCCACAACAAATGGGTCTATGAATATCTCTGTGCCAACGAAGGGCAACCCTCTTTTGTAGTCTTCTGGAAAGCCCCTAAAGGTGATCCTATGGTAGCCTACGTTAAAGAAATCTGGCAGAACCACATTGATGGAACTCCTCAAGAGACTGTATACCTAGCCTCTGATGAAGAAGCTCATATACAAGAGGGTGAGTCATTCTTATACATGTGGATCAACAAAGACACCGATAAGAAATATATCGGTAAACATCGTGGTAAACCTGATGACGGATATGTGTGTTCATCTGAAAGCTTCATGGCTGAATACAATGAATGCCCATCAAGATTTATACGAACTATTCTAGCTTATGGTACTGATCAAGAAATGCTTGAGTTAGAAACTATCTTGTTGTTACAACTAAAGACTCGTATGAGTCCTATGTACTTTAATCTGTCTGACAACTTAAACAGGAGTAATTGATGGCGGCTAAACCCAATGCTACAAAGCATGACTTCACTATTAAGTTAGGTGGTCAAAACTATGAGATTCAAATTAGCCCTAGTACTAACTATGGTTGGTTTGAACATAAAGAACTTGGTGACGAATCAGGAGGAGGTTTATGGTTTGATCGTGGAATGTTCTTAATTGACTATGATGGTGTGTATGAACTACCCTCAGAAGTTAAAGATAGCCTAGTCAGGTTTGGTTATATTGATCCACTGGAGGTTGAGCAATGGTAATGATTGAAGTTAGTGATGAAGTAGCTGACAGTATTCTATGTGCAAATTTAAAAGATACATACAATAAAGTATGTGATCCTAAATACGCTAATAGCTTGTATAGCCTTGACGTATATGAGAATCATATCAGAGTAGAAATGCTTAAAAGAGCAATCAAAAGAGTATACGAATACTATAGCACTGATAAACTTGAATAAAATCAACACAACCACAGTCGGTACCTTATAGATACACACGGAGATCCTATGAAAAAGTATGTTGTAACTTGTTGCTTTGAAATCCTGCATGATGCAGACACAAATGCAGATATCGAAACTTGTATTCATGAACTTGTAAAGGAAGATTTGTTAATCAACATGGCAGGTGAAGGTTTTTATATTGTACAAGTAGAGGAGATAGCACTTGAATCCTGATAAAGCGTATACAATGTATACAACAGCTGAGGAATGTAATGAGGTCTCTCAAAACATTATGAAGATACTTAGGTTTGGTCTTGATACTGTCTACCCAGCTGATGGTAAAGAAAGTAATAGAGATAAGCTTGAAGAAGAAATGGGTCAATTAATGTTTTGTCTTAATCATTTGATTGATGATCTAGATTTAAATGAAGAAAACATTATGAATGCTTATAACCAAAAAGCTAACACATGGTTAAAATGGAAAGCCTATTATGTTAATTGATACAGCACAAGAAGGTGTAGTACGAGTTACTATTGACTTCTTTACTCCACTGACAGATGAACTTGAGTATAAGCTACACTATATTCTAGATAGTATAGCTGAACTTGAGTATGACTATGATAGGGAAATAGAAAATGAAATCGCAAAGTGATTGGGATTTATTCTACATGCGTATTGCTAACTTAATATCTCAGCAATCTTATGCAGAAGATCGTAAGGTTGGTGCTATCATTGTCAAAGATGATAACATCATTTCATTCTCATACAACGGTACACCACGAGGGACTAACAATGATACCCAAGTACACGAGGTTCTCCATGCAGAGACTCAGGCAATTGCCAAGGTTTCCCGTTCTAATCAATCTACTTTGGGTGCTACTCTGTATAGCACTCTTTCCCCTTGTATTGATTGCGCTAAGCTTATATACGCTGTTGGGATTCATCGAGTGGTTTTTAGAGACAATTATAAATGCTCTAGAGGAATTGAGTTCTTAACTAGCCAAGGTGTTATTATTAATAACACACAACTCCACGAAGCATTCATTGATCCAATGTTGCTGATTAACACAGGACTATACAACAATGACTGAAACAACAGCATTACTTGCAATTACTTTAGTTGCTTTAGGTGCATACAACTGGCATCTTCATACAGTAATTCAAGGGCTTAACGATCAACTCGATAACTTCCTTGAGATGGTCATGGAAATGGCTAAAGAACTACAAGAACTTGGGTCACCTAATGTAAAGGTAGTTGATGACAAAATCAAAGAAAACCTATGACAGACCTAAAAATATCCGTGTAACAGTAGCTTGTCTACCTAATGCTGAAAAAGAAGTAAGGCAAATGTTCTTTGATTGCCTTAATGATTACAGCAAACGTTTCAAAGTACCTATCACGGATAAAAAGTTTGTAGTACATATCTGCTTAATTGAATATGAAGAAAACTGTAATGAACAGGGATTAACTATATACAATGATGCGGATAGACGTATTCTAATTCAATTAAGAGATCCACTCTTAAATGATTGGGGTCCAAACCACTTTGTCATGGATAAGTTTGTTAACATTCTTGCCCATGAAATAGTACATGCATGCCAGTACCTATGCAATCGTAAGATACCAAAGTTTAATAAACTAAATTACGATAAAAAAGATTTAAGAGAGCAATACTTCTTTGATCCCTCAGAAATGGAGGCTCGAATGTTAGAGGCTCCATACACATCATTCTACGGGAGTATTCTTAATGAATAAACTAAGGCTATGTGTAGACATTGAGACCAATGGTTTTATTCCAGATGTAAATACAATCTGGTGTCTCGTTGCTGTTGACTCAGACAACGGAAATGTTTACTCATTCTCAGACTATGACGATGAGCTACCAAGCTTA